AAGATAGTTGCAGTTGAGGAACCAAAACAGCCATTTGACCCCTCAACTCTCAAATTCGGGAATTAGTATTCGGAGTCCGGTAAATGAAAATCAAGGTAGAACCTTTCTTGATGAAGAAAGGTAATCGAGTGGCGAAAGCCGCTATTGAATTCGACGAAGGATTCCTTAGCGGCTTTCACTTGGTAGGATTTACCATCTGTGATGATAAGGAAAAGGGTCTTTTCGTGCTCTTTCCAGCAAGCATTGTAAAGAGGAATGATGAAAGCAAACCATTCTTCTTTCTTCGCCCTAGTGATGAGTCACAGATTGGAGAGCTTGAATCATTGATTCTAGATACATATGAGTCAATGACAAGATTCAACAAACCTCGTGTTGTTGAAGCGTCGCCTTCGGCGAAAGTAGTGTAAGCGAAACAAAGGAGTAAGATACGGCTCTAAGTTCGATTATCAAGCAAACTTGCAAAGAATGCGGTAAGCTCGCAGTAGAGAGCAGCCGCATTCAATTTGCAAGTAGCAAGCTAATCACTCTGGAGTGCGGACACGTTACTTCTGATGAAGTGATGGAAACCAGTGTGGATATAAAGCATATCCTCAATGGTTGCACGCTAATGGATTATCAAACCGAAGGGGTTGAATTCATGCAGCGTGGTAATGCAAGAGTAATCCTAGCTGATGAACAAGGGCTAGGAAAGACAATTGAAATACTTGCATTAATCAAGCTTCATCAGAAAGAACTCACTCCGGCAGTAATCGTTGTGCCAGCTAGCGTTAAAGAGCAATGGCATACCGAGATTAGAACGAAGTGTGGAGTGCATGGATTCTTAACTCAAGTCATTAACTCTGGTAAGGTTTTAGCCGCACCGGGGTTCGATATTTATATCGTAACATATGACTTGCTTAAGAATTACGATGAATGCTTTAAGTTCGTCAAGGATGACATTAAGTTTGTTGCACTTGACGAGTGCCAGCGCATTAAGAATCACGATACTGGCAGAGCTAAAGCAGTTCAGAAGTTTGTCTCGGCATTGAAGATAGATAAGATTATCCCAATGTCAGGCACTCCGATTGAGAATCATGCAGGCGAATACTTCACGATTCTCAATTTAGTTGCTCCGCGAATGTTTCCACAGTATGCAAGATTCATTGAAAACGACTGCGATAGTTATAACAATGGGTATTCATACAAAATAGGTGGGTTGAAGAATCCAGCCGCATTCAAAGAGAAAACTAAAGACCTCATCATTAGGCGTAGACAGAAAGATGTTCTAAAGGATTTGCCTGAGTTGTCTAGACGATTCTATCACGTTGAATTGGATAGAAAGCTGAACAAGTCATACGCCAAACTGATGGAAGAACTCGAAGAGGAATACTACAGCGAGAGCAGCGGATTTGATAAGCAAGGTAAGATGCTAGCAATTATGAACAAATTGCGGCAGATTACAGGCATATCTAAGGTAACAGAATGTGTTGATTTTGTTACTGAGTTCTTGCTTTCAACAGACAGAAAGATTGTAGTATTTGCTCATCACCATGCCGCTGAAGACAAGCTAGAGATTGAATTAAATAACTGGCTTGTTGATGGTGGTTATGAAAAGTGCATGAGATTTCGAGCCGGTGATGATTTCGACAAGCGTGGTCAAGAGTTTAAGAATAGTAATTCAAGGGTAATGATTGCTTCTACACAAGCTGGCGGAGTTGGTGGGAATCTCCAATTCTGTTCAGATGCAATCATGTTAGAGAGACAGTGGAATCCTAGCAAGGAATCACAAGCGGAAAAGAGGCATCATCGATTCGGTCAGAAGAATGCAGTCGTTGTAACATATATGATTGCAACTGATACAATTGATGAATACTTCACAGAGCTAGTCGAGCAGAAGCGTGCAGTAGTTGGTTCTAGCTTAGACGGTGACGAAGGTAGTTGGGACGAAAAGAGCTTAATGACAGAGTTAGCTCACATACTTATCACAAAGGGGAAGAAGTCATGGAAGCTGTAACGTTTGACAGCAAAGGGAAGATTTCTTACAACGTAGATACAGGAGAACTTATCATTCCTGTTATCGACGAGAATGGTAAGAAGTTCAACCTGAAGTTAGCAAAGCCCGGTGCTGATTTAGTTCTTAGCATTGGAGCTGTGAGGTTTGAAGACGCAGACAAAGACGATGAGTGAGGTTAGTAGTGGTAAGCTCTTAAACATTCCTGATGAACCCAACAAAGATAACATTGATAATGTTTGTTGGAGAACAAGGGAAGGAGAGCTTATCCCAATCCGAATGTTAAAGGACGGCCATCTCAGGAACATTGCATTGTTCTTAATGGGGATGGGATATAATTATTGCGTAGCTAGTAAAGAGACTCGTATCTTATGGCTAGCCGTTCTCAGTTTTGAATGGGAACGTAGAATGGATTTGCGTACTAAAGAGAACGTTGCAAGGATAAGAGAACATCTTAATGACAAATCTGAAAACCGTCAACGTAGGATTGAATAAGTACTGCGGTCCAGCAGTATTATCAATCCTTACTGGCAAGTCTACAGATGAATGTGCAAGAGTCATTGGTAGTATTAATGGACAGTATAGCATAGCCGGTGTGCAGTTGAATCATTTGCTTCAAGCTGCAAATCGGTTAGGTTATGATTACTATCCAGTGATTCCAGCTAACAGCTTATATGGAACCATCGTTCGTATAGTAATGGCTAACGAAGATGGAATGTATATCATCACAGTTCCAAATCACTTCGTAGTAATCGAAGTGAAAGATAAGCGTGCATTCTTCTGCGACAATCATACGAAAGAACCTATTCCGGCATCATCATCGGCTAGGCTTGGACAGAGTGTAGTAGGTGCTCACAGAGTAATTAAGAGAGCAGAGCCTCCGCCAAAGCCTGAGCCGGTATTGATTCGCAAAGAGTATACTGCTGGCATTAGCAACAACAGATTGTATGTTGATGTTAGCTATCTATACGAGGATGAATACGACAATCGGACAGAGCAAGTTGGATTCATTCAAGCACAGAGCGGGGCAGAACTGGAGGAAATCTTGCGCGTAATTAAGGAGAAGATTGATGAGTAAGAAAGTGAAGAAGAAGTACGTGAAGAAAGGTACTATCAAAATGTTTGATGGTATGCCAGTGGTTGATGCTACTGAGGATATTGAAATCAATATCACGGCAGCAGATGTAAGGAACTCAAAGAAGAAAGACCCCGGTGGTTGTGCCGCTGCTGTAGCTGGTAAGCGTGAATTGCATACTCCGGTCAAGGTATTCTTGAGCAGAGTGTATGTGAAGAACCCAAAGAAAGCAGAGTGGGTTCGATTCATCACACCGAGTTCTGTTGCAAGAGAGATTGTCTCATTCGATAGGTCTAGCTTGTTTGAGCCGGGAGAGTATAAGTTCAAGGCACCGGGTAAGACAGCACGGTTAGGATATGATACTCGTCGTCGTCCCAACAATGACCATGATAGGAAAAAGAAGAAGCCTCACGTTACAGCTAACGTGAGACTGTCTGCTAAGGGTTCCTATCAGAACGAAAGAGCTAAGTGAAGTTTGCGAACGTGATTCACATGGTTATGTTTCAACATACTATGGCGAATCAGCCGGCTCAGATTGTCCAGTATGTTAACCCATATTGGACAATCCGAGAAGGTGTAAAGATTCAGCCGTTTGAGATAGTAAAGAGAGAACTTAATACTAAACCGAAAAAGTTAGAAGATAAGATTAAGATGATGTTATCTGCTAGTGATATTGAAAGGTTGTTTAAGTGAGCAAAGTTAATATCGTAATGGATGCAAGTCAATATGATATGTTTCTATTGTGTCCACAAAGGTTCCACAATAGATACAATCTTAACCTACAGGCACCAGTTAAGAAGATGCAATTGGACCGTGGTACTGTAGTGCATGTAGGTGCTGAGACATACTATGAAGCATTGAAGAATGGTGCTAAGTATCAGGATGCTGTCGTAGCCGCTTTGAGCAAGATGAGAGAAGCTAGCGTATTCAGTGACCTTGAACCAGAGATGGTTGACCGCTGCTTAGATGTGATGGAAGAATACTTCGATTACTGGCGTGTAGCAGACCAGAGCTTGAACATCGTAGGTGTTGAACAGCCATTCATTTACAAGCTGTATGAGGATGATGAAGTACGTATTCATATGGCTGGTAAGATTGACTTGATTACTAGTGACAACAAGTATACAAACTTACCGACTGACCACAAGACTTATGACAGAAGCTTTGAACTTACGAGGATGAGTAATCAGTTTAAGAATTATACTCATGCTCTTAAGAGTAACTACTTAGTAGTAAACCGCATTGGTTTCCAAAAGACATTGAAGCCGCACGAGAAGTTTCTCAGGCCAATGCTTAGCTTTGACCCATTGGTATTTGAACAGTGGACGCACAATGTAGTGCTGAACATTATGCACTATCTACAGTGTGCAGCTACTAATGAATGGCCAATGAATGAAACGTCTTGTGATAAGTTCCATCGTAAGTGTGAGTACCTTGATGCCTGTGATGCTTCGGGTATCGAAGCTAAGATGTATAAGTTAAGCAGAGACTTTGTAACCGTAGAACCTTGGGACGTAAGCAAAGTGCTACGTAAGGCTACGGAGGTATTAGCAGATGCTCAGAAAGCTCCAGAGATTCAAAGTGAAGACGGTGTTAGTAGCTAGTGTTGATGTATTTCATGGTGAAATAATTGTTGGTACTGGTCTGTCATTTTGGGATGGCGAGAACTTACTAACAGATATTATAGGTTTGGATGGTAGCATATTGCCAACTGATTGGTATACCATTCATACTATCGGAGAGCCGCAACTAGCAATCTATTCGGAAACATTGCATTAAACTTTGGTGAACTATGACAGCGAAACACACTCATAAACTCAAGAGGCATATCTATCCTAAGACTAAAACGGCAGTATATTTCTGCACACTACCTGACTGTCACTTCAAGATTGAATGTGCAATGGCTCTAGGTAAGAAAGCTATCTGCAATCTTTGTGGTGATGAATTTATTATGACGGAGTATGATTGCAAACTACTCAGACCTCATTGCCTTAAGTGTGGCAAGATAAAGGTGGCTAGTTCAGATGGGAAAAACAGATATGTCCGGCGCGGAAGTATGCCTGTCATGGCTGCACTCGCTGAAGATACTACTGCTGATTTGCGGTCACGTCTTAGTAACGCCATTTCAAATACTGTGGACGAAGATATTTAGATGTCACCACGAGACAATGATTGTGATTGGTAAGAAAGGTCGTACACACTTAGAGTGTATTAAGTGTGGATGGGAAAGTGAAGGGTGGTACTGGTGATACGTAGAGATTTTCTTAAGATACTGTTAGCTACTACATCAGCGGCTACTATGGACTGGGAGAAGTTCCTGTGGTTGCCAGGTGAGAAGAAGATATTTATTCCTCCTGTAGAAATATTTGGGGAAGCTAACTATAATATTGCCATTCCATCTCTCTGGACTGTTGGTCGTAGCTGGTACGAAAGAAATCCAGATTTATGGAATGTTGATGAGAACAGTTTAACATATAGAATTATTGATAGAACTGAGGCAATTAAGAGAGGTATTCTCAAGAGAGGTCAAGGTCTTGAAGATATTGATACTTATATGAAACGGCAGATTGAACTCTCGAAGGAGAAGAAATGAACAAGCCATTGCTGAGTGACCAGGTACAGGAGTTCATTGATTGGTTAAAAGAAAGAACTGATTTTGGTGATTGGAATCCTAGACTTCAGGTTGAAGTTCACAAGAAGCTAATTGAATGTTTGATTAGTGTGCCAGCAGAGCAATGTAATGAGCGTTGGGCTGGTTATAATAGATGTATAAAGCCATTAGGGCATTCAGATGCACATATTACAAGCGGTGGATTTGATTGGATACCAGTTGAGCCACGAACAGCAGCAGGGAGTTTAGATTGAAAGCCAGTAGCATTAGTCTTGCAGGTCCAACGTCATTCTTATTCAAAGCCCCTTGGGGATTTGGTAAGACCATAGCCGCTGCTTCATTCGCATTAGGTGGACCAACGTATCTAGCTTATTGGGATAAGAAAGCACCGAGAGAACTGATAACCTTCTATCGTAAGCTAGGCGAGAAAGGTAAGAAGGTTCTCGACAATCTTGAGTTTGACGTATACGGTTCATCGAATGCCAATGACTATCTAAACAAGGTCATTGATATGAGAGGCAACTGTAGGTATACAGCATTCATTACTGACTCAGTGACCACGTTAACGGCTGGTGCTGTCAATTGGTCATTAGGTTTCAATGATAAGGGTAAAAGGGTTGAAAAGAAGACAGACAATCCTCAGCAGATTATTCCACAGTTTGATGAGTATAAAACTGAGACATCCTTTGTATCTCAGGCTCTTGACATTTGCAGAACGTTGCCTTGTCATGTCATTTGGACTGCACATCCATTGCCAGGTATTAAGATTGAAGGCTCTGGCAATTCAATGAAAGTATCTAAAGTAAATCCTATCGTTACCTACGGTAGCAAAGTAGCCGGTATCGTACCGGGTGAGTTCTCTGAAATCTACCAATTTACCAAGACAGCAGACTTCAGCTCTGGTTCTCAGAAGATTAGATACAAAGTATCTACTGAAGCTATTGGTGATGATTATGCCAAGTCAAGTTTAGGCTTGCCAATTGAGCTTGACATTACAGACCGTCTATTCTATGAGGTTTGGATTGAAGCTCTTGAGCAAGTCAATCAAGCTTTCACTGACAGCATGAACAAGGAGAAGAATGAAG